GTATGGGATTAACTATCCCAAACATAAGTAATTTACCTGGCGTATCAAGACCAGGAGGAGCTGGATTTGCTAATAATTATAGTTTAAACTTTGTTAGAGCGAATTATAGTCAATTAAGATTTACTCCTCAAACAATGGGAACAACAAGCATTAGTCTTTGGTTTTTAACTGACATTGCAAATACAGGTAACTCTTCCAAAGGTATATTAGTTGGTCATAATATTCAACTCCCTCAAAGCGGCATTAGTGTTAGCGAAATAAATGGCAACATAAGAATATTATATGTATCCAATTCAGCTTTAAAACAATGGAATACAACAATACCTTTTGTAGTAAACCAATGGTATCATATTGTTATTACTCATAGTGGTGATAATTCCAATATTGTACAAGCGGCTATAAATGGAGCATCATTAGTGTCTCCAACATTTAACAACACTTTCACTACACCACCTATATTTGCCGCAGTAGGAAATCTTTGGGCTGCAAATCCTAATTTTGGTTTTGGCGGAAATATAGACGAATTTGCAATAATACCTTCAACATTAAGTGATTCTCAAGTGTCAAGTATATATAATAGTGGCAAGCCAAATAGTTTGCAATCTTTTAATCCATCTATATGGTATAGATTTCAAGAGGGTTCTGGTACTTCACCTCAAAACTCTGGTTCAGCATTAGTAAACTCAACAATTACTTACCCTGGTACTTACGATACTAACGTACCTTAACACAACAAAAACAACAAACAATAAAATCAAATAAAATAAAATAAAATGGCAAAAGCAAAAAAAATAACAAAAGAAGAATTAGAAAAAGCAACTAAAATTTCTCAAGAGTATAATAGTGTTATACAAGCTATAGGTAATTTAGAACTACAAAAGCAAGACTTTTTAGTGCAAGCAGCAAAAGTAAGAGCTAGTATTGAAGAAATTAAAAAAGATCTTCAAGAGAAATATGGAAATGTTAATATAGATCTTGCTACTGGAAAATACGAAGAAAGTGCAGAAGATAAGAAAGATTAGTATAGGCTCTGACTATAAGAATGACGCTATGCATTATTCAACAGGTCAAGAGGTTTACGGTGGACATATTATTAGTGATATTCTTTTTGAAAACCAAGATAATTCTTACAATATTTTTATAACTAAAAATGATGAAGTATTGCCTTGGAAAAAGTTTAACTCTAATATGGCAGTTTCAGTAGAATACGATTTAAAGTATTAGTGAAAAGTTTATATAGCTTTATAGTAAAACCTTTAGAAGCAAGGTATGACAATATTAGAAAAGTAGATGATAAAAATCTAATAATAAATACTAGTATTGAAAACCATATATTCGTGAGTAAAAAAGCTGTCGTTGTTTCGACTCCGGCAGCTTATGCTACTGACATTAAAATAGGTGACAAGCTTTATGTACATCATAATATATTTAGAAGATTTTATGATGTTAAAGGTAGAGAAAAAAATAGTGCTACTTATTTTAAAGACGACTTATATTTTGTTTATCCAGAGCAAATATATATGTATAATTTAAATTGTCATTTAGATTATTGTTTTATAAAACCATTAAACAACCAAAGTCTACTATACAACAGAAAAGAAGAACCTAATGTTGGTATAGTAAAATATTCTAATAAGCTCTTAGAAGCCGCAGGAATAATACCTGGAACACTTATTACGTTTACCCCAAACTCTGAATTTGAGTTTATTATAGATGGTGAGCGACTCTATTGTATGAAATCAAATGATATAGCTTTAACGCATGAATACCAAGGAAACGAAAAAGAAAATAATCCAAGCTGGGCAAAAGGCTATTGAGGAACTTATAAAGGTAGCAAAAGAAAAGATTGTAGACTCAGACGATGATGTAAGCGCTGACAGATTAAAAAATGCTGCTGCAACAAAAAAATTAGCTATTATGGATGCTTTTGAAATACTTACTAAAATTCAAGAGGAAGAAGATATGCTAAATGAAAAACCCAAAGATAAAGTTCAAAAGACTTTTAAAGGTTTTGCAGAAGGGAGAAGTAAGTGATTTACGAACAAACACTTTGGAAAGAAATTAAAGAAATTGTAAATCCTAAAATATTAGCTAAAAACAATAGATTTAAAAAATGGGAGTATGGTTATAACTCTGATTATGATTTTATAGTAATAAGTAAAACTGGAAGAATTGGACAAATCATTGAAATACAGAATCTCAGGATTGCTTTACCAGCAGCAGATGAACCGTTTAAACGAAGCGAAAAAAAAGCGGAGCAAAGATGGGAAAAAGCAGATTATCCAAAAGAATTAAGTAAAATTAAAAGTAGGTTTGATTGGGAAGAATATCCATCAGACTTTAAAGAACAGTGGTATGATTATATCGACGAAGAATTCAAAAGAAGAGAAAATGGTTATTGGTTTTACAATAATGGCTTGGTTACTTATATTACTGGTGCTCATTACATGTACTTGCAATGGTCAAAGATCGACGTTGGAGCCCCTGATTTTAGAGAAGCAAACAGACTCTTCTTTATATTTTGGGAAGCATGTAAAGCAGATGCAAGATGTTATGGAATGTGCTACCTCAAAAACAGACGATCTGGATTCTCTTTTATGTCAAGCGCGGAACTTGTTAACCAAGCTACAATATCTTCCGATGCTAGATTCGGTATACTATCCAAGTCTGGAGCAGATGCCAAAAAAATGTTTACGGATAAAGTTGTACCCATATCAGTTAACTACCCGTTCTTTTTTAAACCCATTCAAGATGGTATGGACCGGCCAAAAACTGAATTGGCATATCGTGTTCCAGCATCAAAGCTTACTAGAAGAAAACTTGAGTCGAACGAACAGCTCAGAGAATTAGACGGACTTGATACGACTATTGACTGGAAAAATACAGGCGATAACTCTTATGATGGTGAAAAGCTAAAACTATTAGCTCATGACGAAAGTGGCAAATGGGAAAGGCCTGATAACATATTAAACAACTGGAGAGTTACAAAAACTACATTACGTCTTGGTTCTAGAATTGTAGGTAAATGTATGATGGGCTCAACTTCAAACGCATTAGATAAAGGTGGAAACAATTTCAAAAAATTATACTATAATTCAGACGTTACAAAAAGAAATAGAAACGGACAAACTTCTTCTGGACTCTATTCTATGTTCATCCCTATGGAATGGAACTACGAAGGATTCATGGATTCTTACGGATCACCTGTTTTCATTAGAAAAGAAAATCCAATCAAAGGAGTTGACGGTTATGAAATTACAACAGGCGTTATCGAACATTGGCAAAACGAAGTCGATGGCTTAAAGTCTGATCAAGACAGTTTAAATGAATATTACAGACAGTTCCCAAGAACTGAACAGCACGCTTTCAGAGATGAGGCTAAAAATACTTTATTTAATTTAACAAAAATATATCAACAGATAGATTATAATAGTGAATTAAATAATGAAGTATCTGTAACTCAAGGAAGTTTTCAATGGATTAATGGTGTAAAAGATACTAAAGTGATGTTTTATCCTAATAAAGATGGAAGATTTTTAATATCATGGGCACCACCTAATAGCTTACAAAATAATATAGTTATTAAAAATGGATTAAAATACCCTGGTAATGAACACGTGGGAGCTTTTGGTTGTGATAGTTACGATATTAGTGGTACTGTAGATGGTAAAGGTTCTAATGGAGCGTTACATGGATTAACTAAGTTTAGCATGGAAGATGCACCACCTAATCAGTTTTTTTTAGAATATATAGCACGACCACAAACAGCCGAAATGTTTTTTGAAGATGTACTTATGGCTTGTGTTTTTTATGGCATGCCTATACTTGCTGAAAATAACAAACCAAGACTTTTGTATTATTTTAAAAGAAGGGGTTATAGAGGGTTTTCAATTAATCGTCCTGATAAGATTTGGAACAAGCTATCAACTACAGAAAAAGAAATAGGTGGAATACCTAATTCAAGTGAAGACATTAAACAAGCACATGCTGCCGCAATTGAAAGTT